AAAAGGTATTTTCAGAAAAAGTAAGGTAAGTGTATTAATCAGCTTTTTAGGTATCCATTGAGTATAGCAAGTTGTGCTAAACATGGCGATTTATTTAATTATATTGACTTTAAGTAGTATTGATATTATTTATTTCGGCGTCTTAAGCTATACTGAAGTGGATCACAAGTTAAATCTTGTGCGGGCGGGGGGTTACGCAGTGTAACACCCGGAGTTTTATGTTATATTTTGACTTCCACGTATATGTGGAATACTAAAATTAACTCGAATACAGTGGGCACCGACGTGTATTTTAAAGTATTGGTAACAAAACAAAAAAACAATGAGTACGACATCCGATTAATAAAACCTTGACAATTAAAAATCTCAAGGGGTGGACTTTTATACCTTATTTCATCCACTGTAGGGAGTAGTGAACCCTATTGCGTTAGAAGCGCACTAGAATATTTATGATCAAAGAGGATAGTGTTAGGTTGAGCAACCATAACTCATGTACCCGGGACTAATAACTTAAACCCGAGAGTGCACTACCAATTTGGCTTCCAACAGCAAACCACGTGATGGTATTGCTTTTAGATTACGTATTAGCACTTAGGCTAAAAAGGTTATCAGCAAAAATAAGAATTTTGATTTCTAATTAAGAAAGGACAAGGCTAGATTTTAACCATTCGAGCAATTATTTGTAGATTACATGTATAGAATACCTAAAGGAACTTATTGTATGAGAGAATTATTAGGTTATGCTAAATAACATCCTAAATATCCATAAGACGGTCCAAAATCAGTATCTTGGATTGGTAAATTAATGAGATAGCATAAATTCGAACACTTGCGTATAAACGGGTTTTATGACGCTGTGGATTTCGAATAAGTTAAATCATTTGCTCCATGGCCAACTTAGGAATAATGGCAAGCATTATGGGCATTTGGTAAGTAACAGAATTACTAATCAGTAGGTTGTTAAGATGATGAGTGGTGGCATTATAGAGGTTATAATAATGTATATGCTCCAATAGGCATGGATACACTAACTAAGATAAAAGATTAATTAATATAACAGTATCCAGAAGAAGAGTTATCATAAGAGCCATCTATGCCATTCAACCAGAAGAGTTAAAAAGTAAAGCTACCCAAAAAACACAAATCAGGTGATTAAAAATAGAAAGAAAAGAAAATAGAGAAGAAGTATATAGATAAATCTAAGTAAACCAGAACACCAAGACTGTAATCAAAGAACAAATATAGTCCATATGGTTTCCTAAATCACACAGCGCCGTTTATCGCAAAAGGTACAGCTAAGGAGGTGACATATCATTCAATGCCTGATTTTAAAGTAGAAGCTTGTGCGATGCTTGCGATGATGTGGGCACATTATGGGACTTAAAACTTCGTCGATGAGCTATATCCATATAACTTGTGCGAAGATAAGCATTAATAGGTGAAACCAGTATACACTGCTATGGATGAATTTAAAAAATCTCCTAAGATGCAAGGCCTACTCAAGAGTGGTCACATATTAATTACTTAGGATAAACCATACACAATAAGGGGAAGGATAGATATGTAAAATCGAGTCTATTTAGGGTATTGTATGATTAGCATCACACATATCGGGTATGGTGAAGCAGCACCTTTTATCATACAGGATTCGGAAGATGGATCTATGTGCCATGTTTGGGTTTAGGATTATTTAGTCTAGGCCTATAATAAATGTTATAATGATTAGTATATTGATAATTTAGTCTCTAACTCTCCGAAATCAACTATTGATGTACAACAAGACAGTACGGATGAGTTGACGTCAAAAGCCATAGCCAGTGAGCAATCAAGTATAACTAGCGTATCATAACCAAAGACGGTTAAGTCGGACAATTGTAAGACCAAGAAAGATAAGAAAGTGTTAAAAATGACTGAACCTAAGATAATTAAGGAGATTAAACCTGAAACCCAACTTCCACCGAAAATGTCAGTAACCCCTAAAATTATCAATTAATAATCGGTAATATTATAATAACCATTAAACATCATGGACCATACAAAAAAGATATATGGTAAACTAGAATATGAATCCAGAGAATCATGGGAACATTTTGAAACCATGAAGTGGGTGAATATACAGTTATACTAGAAGATGACGGTTTTACGTACCGCTATGGATCTTTATTCATATCATGATTGGTGGAGATAACGACCTTACAAATCTGTGATATTATCCACTGATAAGGGAACACGATCATGGATTGGCCCTGAAGCTGACCATAAGCCTTTTGATCCTAATACAATTTATTAGTTTACCAGGGATTTTTTCAGATCAGTTTAAATTTATCATACTAGCATCCATAGATATGCTTATAATATTTAACCAATTACATAGTTACCACATGCTAACACAACAAAAATCAAGGACGGTAAATATAGTATACCGGATACGCGTGCTAGATGCGGTCCTGGTGATTTCCAACCGAGTCCGTATGATAACTGGATGAATGATTTTGATTTTACCGGTTGTCATATAGTATTTAATGGAGTTTAGAAGAAAAGAGCATAATATCATTGTTTTGGATAAGCTTATATACGTATGGCCACACATGATGAATAGTGTGCATTGATAAAACCGAATGGATAAGTGACAATTTTAACCTGCGAATTTGATATGGATTGGTAGGATATTTATCCAGGTAACATTTTTACTGTTAGAATTGGATTTAATGCATTGCTATGTGTACCTGGTGAAGTTTTACTTAATTTGGCACCGCTCAAGTTGAATTACAGACCGTTGTATCACGCGGGTATATAACAAAATATTACGGCGGATACATACATAGTAGACTTAATACGTAGCGACCATTAATTAACAGTCTATACTAATACATAATCATATCAGGCAAGAATTAATAGAGCTATTTAAACCCACGGTAATAGTGTTGTAAATTAGAGATCCGTTATATTAAACGACATCACTAGTGAGTTAAATGAATCTTTCACAAGAGCCGTTGTTTATTTAAATGCAGAGTTAGTTAGTCATCCAGGGTTTGGTAATGACGAAATTACAGGGGTCGGGTGGTTTCCTGGTTTTGTAGACAACAGGAATAAACATGATACAACATTTCAAATTAAATGGTCATTTATAGATGTCATATTGCATTGGATCAGATATCCTCATAGACATTTGAATAGATACACAATCGGTTTCCTACTATTATATGGGGCTGCCTGGGGTTGGCTCATAGGTGTATTATTCTTCGGTGTATCTTCAGATATTAGAGTAGTATACAGCTAGGTTGCGAAGTATTTAGGCACTTAGTTTAAACTTGACTGCAAGCTACTATTAAATACTTGTAGTGCTAAAACTATGGATGGCTTTAAAATAATTAAATACTGGACTAACAATCTATACCATAGAGTACATGATCTCACATTACCAAAACCTCACCCGGTAGTATATGAGTTAGAATATGATTGGTGGAGGAATCCAGTCAAATATTTAATTTACAATCATAATTGGGCTTTTAAAGCTCCTAATTGGAACAACCCTATGGTACAACATGAATTGTATTAATCTGTTGGATCACATGTAGTTAGTACTAGGACACATATAGATAAGACAAGGTTTCGTGAAATATTAGTATTTAATCCTAAAGTGTTAGATCGTTATAAATTTTAAAATAACACTTTTAAATTTACAGGGGATAGCGCTCATCCAGGTAGAGTGCTCACTCAAATATAGGTCGATGAAATTTACGATCATTTAGAATAATTTTGTAGCTGCCATAAAAATCCACCTAAAGTTAATTGTCTTAATATCGTAGACTTAAATGATAATGAATTAGCTGATTGCTTCACAGATTGTGCCATTAATGCTATTTTTGCCATATTCAGACGTCAGTGTGCTGCTGATCTGGATGCTACTGACATGCATAAAGTATTATATGCCGAATTCACTAAATAAAATCCTGACGTGGTCGATTTGATCGCATCTATAAATCAATCATAAGATCGACCAAGTGTTAAGAGTTACTTGGACAAGATTTCTAAAGAACAACCATCTAAGCTTAAATTATATATTAGCAAAGCAAGAATTTTGTGCAAACAAAATGATTTGAATTATTAATGTACTAATAAAGCGAAAGATGGTGAATATGTTTTAAAAATGTAATAAGATTATAGCACCAAGGAGCCTCGAAGCATTTATAGTGCACCAGAAGCAACTGTAATATATGGTGGGGCAGTATCATAAATCGTAACTAAGCACATGATGAATAATCCACATATCGGTATTTGTAGGAAAACCGAATGGATAGAGAAGCGAGTGAAATAGATGCACGAGCAATTTTAAAATCCACAATTTGTGACTATGGACGGCAAACGATTCGATAGCACATAACATTGGTGGATGAGATAATGTGTTGACAACTATGTGTATGACGCAACTTCTTTGTATGATAAATTAGATATTAGAAGGGAACATTAGGTATAAGCATATAATATTAATTGTGGTGAATTTGCCCATTATTAAACTTTTCTAGGTAAGAAAATGGATAGACATTGTTTTTTTACTTGTGTCATTAGAGGCACTATGTCATCCGGGAAAAATGATACCTCTACCATGAATAGCCTTAGACAAACCAATAATATAGCTTATACAGTTAACTATATTAAACAGAGACGTAACCCACAGTTTAGGGCTGATTGGGTGGTAGCTGGAGATGATTTGTTGATATGTTTTGATAAAGCATATGTAGAATAATGGGAATGGGCGGTTCGTGAATTGTATTCTGATGTATTAATTGGAGTGCATGGCATAGGTTAGTGTGTTACTGAGATAACATATCATTAGCCTAATTAATTCTCATTTTTAAGTAAGATTGGTTATGTAGATTCTTTGAATTGTTATTTTATGAGATAACCGAAAAGAATTTTTGATTTGTAAGTTAAAACAGACGCCTTAGATCAGGATATGTTATCCCTACAGAACTGTTTATGGCACTCATTAGCGCATAGTTTGCCTAATGAACCATTAATAGTTGCTATGTAACAATATTTGTACCATACTAAGAAGTCAAGTCTTACTTTAATTGATAAACACTTAAGTGCTTATCGTCGACATGAAATTGAAATGTAAATAAACACAGTTGATTTACCGCCATGGTTGTACTAGATCATGATATAACAATTAGGTGACACCGTGGATGATAGAGAATATTACATAGAGAGGATGGAATCATTAAAAGGTTTTAAGAGATTAACTGATTAAACTCATATACCTTAGCCCAATAAAATACGTTATTTATTTAGCGAGTGTGGGCGTTTGGTTAACGGACTTAATTATTGGAAACCCGTTGCTTCTTGGTTAATTACCAGTAGAAACGTATCTTTAATTACTAAAAATTAATAATCCTCGGAAAAGCAATTTATCAGTACCGCTTCAACGTTAGTTACTGATGCGCATTCTATATGCGGCATGTAGACAACTCAGATTTCATATCTTATACCTGAGTTTGTATAATAAGATATATAAATTACTGAACCACAAGATGGTATCATATACCCTTAATTACTAGACGAGTATTAGGCGGTAGGTATGCCACCAAAAAAGGCTCCGTAAAAATAAAACGATGTTCTAAGTACAATAAAAGAAATCGTGCGTGAGAATAAGAATTCATATTTAAAATCTCATCCTGGCGCCACTCATTAATCTCTAATAAAACATTTGAAGAGTTTTATGGGTGATAGAGAACTATAAGCGTTTGAAGCTAGTAAAGTTAAGTTGCCTACTAATAACAAGGGAAGCAAGCCAAAAGCTAAGAAGGTAATTAAACCCTAAATTCAAGGTAAGTAAACTGTGTTAAAAGCAGGTACATACGTGAGAGTAGGGTTGTAAGAACAATATTAAGCCGTTGGTATGATGTCTAAAAAATAAACTAGTTAATTTAAATAAAATAAAACAGGCTGGAGAAAACCTTTATCAAACCCTTTCGTTTAAAGTATATGTAAACCATTTAAGACTGAGATAATCAAACCAGCTTATGATTATCCCTTAAACACATCTACAGTGGAGTAAACTTTGGAGGTTGATGTTGTTGCCTAATTGGGTAACGGTAATGGTAAGATACCTAATGCGACATATGGAGTAGTAGTAGCGATATTGCCTCATTCATATCAAGATTTAGTGATTACAGATGGATCTGGAACACCGTAAAGTTCTGGTATAAACGGTACCCTAAGTAATATGCGTCTAATTACAGTTATGAAGCAAGGAACTGGTGCTTCCACTGACACATTAATAAATGTCCCATCCCCGCTTAATACATTTTGGGGTACAAATAACTCAATAGGTAAGAGATGGTGTAGTGCTAGACTTATCAGATTAGGTATTAGGTTGATCCCTACCAGTCCCCTTTTAAGTAGAGGAGGTATCATAGCGATGGTTTAAATACCTGGTAAAGATGTTCCGTTAACTTTCTCTGTGGGTAACTTAGGGTAGTCTGGAGCAATATTACCTGTCCCAACTATTTAATAAATGAGAAATTATCCAACTTCGTTTGAGGCTACCACAGCTTCGAATGCAGATGAGTTCGGATATGTGTGGTTTCCTACTGATGCTATAGATTAAGTATTCATGTAAGATTACTTAGCGTTGGCTAGTAATACTTTAGATCAAAATAGGGCCATAACTGGTGATTTTGATACTTTTAGTAATCATACACGTAATGCGATATATATAGTCGGTAACAATTTAGCATCCACTGACACATTCAGACTGGAAGTTAAAGTCTCTTATGAATTCGTACCCACAACGGAGTTCAGGATTTGGTCCGAAGATGAAGGGCCACGTGCATCTAACAATGACGTATCAACATTAAGAGAGCTGACCATTAACATCCCCACCCTATAAGCAGATTAAGAATCTACGTCCATATTTAGTTAATTAGGAGGTTTAGCACTAGGTATGGCTAAATCAGCACTAAGTTCAAATATAGTGGCTGATATGGCGTTTGAAGGGTTCAAGCATGTTATGAAGAATAAGTTTTGATTAAATTGATTTAACATACTTTATCTTTATATATATATAATGCCACATCTAATTGATGTGGCATTACGGTTGTACTATGTACAAAAACACTTAGATTTATCATAAGACCTTTGGTAAATTAACTTTGTGTTAACCTCTACCTTTATGGTAGTGTAGTACGAGAACGAAATTCCTATGTTTATTAGGTGCCATAATAATGGAACGCATCAAGATGCAGTCGCCCAAACTTGAGAGAGGGCAATAGGTTCAGAGTTCCTATTAACACAGATCATAACTCCGCCGACCTGTATCGGGAATACAGGAACCGCGTATCCGGCGGAAATCGGATATGACCTCCAACAATAGGTTGGATGACTTTCTGGAAAGTAGGACGAAGCTTACCGCAC